CCGCACCCCAGGTTCCCAAAGGTGCGGTTCGTGATTCCCGCATCGGCGGGACTGTTGCCCTTCTTTGCGCCGCCGCCATCTCTGCCCAAACCCTCTTCTCTCTCGGGCGCCTCATCGGCCTGTCCCCGTGGACCGCGTGGCTGCTGCCGGCCGCGCTCGATGTCTACGCCATGACCGCAACCCGCGTCGCCTTCCAGGTGCCCGTTGGTCACGCCGCCCGTGACAAGGCCATCTGGAACGCCCGCGTCGCCCTGTTCTTCACGATCTCCAGCAACTGCCTCTACCACGCCATGCACCTCGCCAAGGGGCACCACAACTGGACCGCCTCCGACTGGGCCCTCGTGGGCGTCTCGGCGCTGCCGCCGATTGTCGTGGAGCGTCTGCTGCACCTGCAGTCGATCGTGAACTCTGGCGCGGTTCCGGCCGCACCGGAAGAGGCGACCGGAAGCCGGAAGGAGTCCACGGCCGGAAACGGAAGCGCCGAGCGGAAGCCGCGACCGGAAGCCGCCGTTTCCACTCCCGTATCCGCTCCGGCTTCCAACCCGCTTCCGGTATCCGCCCCCGCCGGAAGCCCCGCCGCTTCCAACGGAAGCCGCCCGGCCGCATCCACTGCAAGCCGGCACGCCGCATCCGGGCCCATCCCCATCCAGCGCCCTGCGCGACTGCAAGTCGTTCGCGATTGGATCGACAGCGCCGGCGGCGACAAGAAGTCTGTGCCGCTGAAGGAGATCCAGGAGCGCTTCGGCGTGTCCCAGGCAACCGCCTCCCGCATGCGTGACGACGCCGCAGATCTGCCCTCCAAGCCCGCGCCGCAGCCCGAGCAGGCCGGCGACGAGGAGCCCGAACGAGCGCGGGAGGCGAGCTGATGACACGACACGACGCGGAGATCTTCGACGAGACCACCGAAGATTTTCGGTGGAGCAGCGGCCACGACCTGAGTCGCGTCATTCCTGGATCTGCCGCACAAAGGAGCGACGAACAGGACTTGACCTGGCCTTCTGCCGTTTTTCCCGGCCCCGGCGTGGGCTACGACGCGCTGAGTCAGCACGGTCAGCTCACTTTGAACGCGCTGCTCGCCCCCGACCTGCCGCGGCCCATGAACGCCGCCTGGACCAAGTGGCCCGGGTGGCAGTACGTGTGGCCCGGCGCGCTCGCAGGCGGCTGGTCCGGGCTCGGGTTCTGGGCGCACTCCGAGCCGCTGCACCCGCTGTTCGCCGGCGGGTTCGGACTTGCCGGTGCCGCCCTTATGGCCCTCGGTGCGCTTGGCATTGCCGCCAGCAACACCGGGAAGCGGGATGCGGAAGACCACCCGGCTGACACTGCCGGAACCCGCGCTCTTATCGGTCTCGGCGGGGCTGCATGGGCCGGCGCCGCGGCTTCCGGTGCCGGGTTCTCCGGTATCGGATGCATGCTCGCTTTTGGAAGCCTCGGCGCCGCATACCTCGGCGCAAGCGGATGGAAGCACATGCGACGCCACAACGCCATCCGCGCCGTCATCGACTACGCATCCGCTTCCAATCCGGGACCCGGAAGCGGCATGCCGCTTCCGGTGATCCCGCCGTTTGCACTGCCGGACAACCGGATGCCGTCGAACCCCTACGAGCACCGGTTGCGGCAGGCCGTGTCGGTACAGGGAGTCGACGACATCTGGTTCGGGCCGCCGATGAGGGTGGCCCAGGACACCTGGCAGCTGCCGTTCGAACTGGGCGAGACCTCCAAGCTGTCGCCGCAGGCCCTCGTGAAGAAGGAAGACCAGCTCGCGACCAACGCCCGCGCCCGGCGCATCGAGGTCGAGCCCACCCACGGGCCCCGCGGCACCATGACCGTGTACGACGGGCCTGACCGCACAGACGAGACCTTCCCGTGGAACGGCACCCTCATCAAGAGCGTCGAGAAGCCGTTCCTCATCGCCTACGACGAAGCCAGCCGGAATACCGAAATCGACTTCACCGAGCACATTCTGCTCACCGGCCGCACTCGCTTGGGCAAGTCGGCGCTTCTGCGCTACCTGCTCGTCGCCACCATCGAATGCGACATTGTCCGATTCGGCGTCGACTGCAAAGACGGCGCACCAGGCTTCGGAATGCTCGAGCCGGTCTTCACCGAGCTGGCCACCGACCCGATGGACGGATGGCGCCAGCAATTCGGCATCAAAGGCATTGCCGCCGTCCGCGGCCAGTGGATGCGTCGCAAAGGCATCGACAAGTGGGACCTGGCCGACGGGCCCCGCGTTGTCCAGGCCACCGACGAACTCGCCGAGATGATCCTGCGCTACCCCGACGCCGCAGAGATCTTCAAGTCCAACCTGTCGCTCGTTGCTGCCTCGGCCATCACCTACCTCACCGCGACACAGACCCCGTCCAAGGCTGTGTTCGGGAAGAACACCGACGGTCGCAAGCAGTTCGGCGTCCGCATCGGCTTCAAGAACGACATCGAGGCCAACACCATGGTGTTCGGTGGGCTGCCCGGCTACCGCGTTCAGGACCTGGACGCGGCAGGGAAGCTTCTCATCGCATCGCTGGAGCACCAGCGGCCACGTCGACACAAGTCCGTGTGGATGGACCGCGATCCGGCCGTTGCCTTGATGGAACGCTACGAGGGGCGGATTCCGGAACTTGACGCAATGTCCTACGAGGGCTACTTGGCGGCGAAGGAGGCGTTCGCGGAGGCGATCAATGCCGGCCAGAACCCGCTGGAGACGTTCGAGCCGCCGCCGATCGGAGGCGGCGATGGTGGCGGCGGAGGCCTTCGTGTCGGCCGTGTGGTCGATTCGGCACAGGCCCGTGACCGGCGACCGCCGCTTCGGCTGGTTACGAACTACCCGGGCACAAGCGAGCCGATTGAGTTGAAGCACCTTGCGCTGTGGAACCTCCTCGGCGAGTACGGCGCCGACGGCGCTGTCGCCACGGACCTGGTTGAACATCAGCTCGACGGGTTCACCTCGGAGTCGTGGGTCCGCAAGCAGCTGAAGGAGTGGCTGAACCGCGGCTACATCGAGGCGGTGAAGGACGGCCGACCCAACCGGTTCTGGCGTCCCGACGTTGTTGACGAACTCCAGCGGAAGGACGCGTGAGATGGACACGACGTGCATTGCCATCGACCAGGGCATCGAGTGTGTCGCCGAGGCAACCATGACCAGCCCCGTCCCACTGTGCGATGGGCACCAGATTCAGGTGGCCCTGCTGGTCGTGCCGGACATCCTGACCGCCGCCCTACGGCACGCGGGGAGTGACCTCAAGCCGGCGCCGTTGCCTTCCGAGGAGCGCTCTGCCGTCGTTGCCGGTGCGCGGCCGAAGCCTGTCGGCGCGCACATGGGCGGATCTCACGGTCCGGTCGTGTACTTTGCCGACACCGGGGCGCGCATCAAGATCGGCACTTCAACGAACCTGAGGAAGCGGATCCGTTCGCTGTCGCTGCAGGAGAAGGACGTGGTGCTGCTGCTTCAAGGCGGACTGATGCTTGAGCGGGCGCTGCACGATACGTTCGCGAAGGAGCGGATCGACTCCACCGAATGGTTCGCCAAGTCCGAGCGGCTCATGAAGTTCATCGAAGGCAAGCGCGGAGAGCTCGGCGTCCAGCCGAAACAGCAGCCCCAGCGGCGAGTGAACAAGCCGTCCCCGGCGCCGCAAACCGGCCGTGCCGGCGCGCGGTCGCTACCCGAGTGGGCGAACCTGGCGCTGCCGCTCTACCAGCAGTACGTGGCCGAGGTTGGACGCAGGCCGTCCGGGACGGAGCTGGCCAAGCTCATGGCGGATGCGGGTTACGGCGAGATCAAGGAGGCCCGCAGTCGCTACATCCGCAATGCTGCCGCGAAGCTGGCCGAAGCTTCGGCTGCCCCCTCGAATGGGCGACGTTGATGGCCGCGAAGAGGCGCCGGCACAAGCACGGCCTGATCTGGCGTGTCCTGTTTGGCAACAACGGCCCGACGAAGGGTGAGCTGAAGAAGCTGCTCGGTCTTACCTTCACCAAGACGTTCGACGTTCACGTCCGCGACCCGGCGACCGGGCGTGTCCAGAAGCAGCGGATGCGGATCGGCGCCGACGGCAAGGTCGAGGAGGTGAAGACACCCCCGAAGAAGAAGGGCTCGGCGGCGAAACGCCCGGCAGCGAAGAAGACGACCGCGAGCCGGACCGTTTCAAAGCCGTCGAAGCCGTCGCGCACCTCGAAGTCCGGCAGAACCCAGCAACGCCGCCAGCCGACCGCAGCCCCGGTACCGCGCCGTACCCGAGCCGAGCCGCTTGCCGATCGGGTCCTGCGTAACCCGGACGGCACCCTGGCCGGTTCGCGGAAGCAGAAGCCGGTCACCTACGCCCAGGCACAGCGGGAGTACGCGAAGGCCATGAGAAACGCGGCGGCAGCGTCAAAGCACGCCGAGGAGCTGCTCGGGTGGGACCAGCCGCGAACCCGCCGACCCACCACCAACAGAGGAGACCGAACATCATGACCGAATGGAACCTCTTTGCGGACGTCGCGGACATCACCGCCTGGCTGGACAACTCGAACCCGACCGGCCCGCACGAGGACGCGATGCGCGTTCTCAAGCTGCTCGAAGAGGCCGGGGAGGCAGCTGCGGCTCTGATCGGCGTGCAGGGCCAGAACCCGCGCAAGGGAGTGACGCACACCCAGGACGACCTGCTGAACGAGCCCGCCGACGTCGCGATCACCGCACTGTGCGCAATGCAGCATTTCACCCAGGATGAGACGGTGACTCGCGCCTACCTGGCCTCAAAGGTGGACGGGATCATCACCCGCTCGGGGATCACCAAGGCCGGCGTTCACTGACCGGCCGCTCCGTACAGCACGAAGGCCCGGACCGCCACATGGTCCGGGCCTTTACCCGTCCTGCCCTTACACTCGGTGAAACCGCGTAACCAGCACGGGCCGCCATCCACCACTGGCAACACGCGACTCACAACCACCGCACCCTCAGGGTAGATCAAGAGGAGCTGCGGTGAACAATGTCCACTCCCCAAGTCCGTGTGCCGGTCCATGTGCCCACGCCTGGCGTCGCGCTGAAGCCAAACGGCTCGTCGATAAAGCCCCCCACGATCTGACGCCGTGGCCCGGCAACCCCTACTGGTGCGACCGCTGCCGCTACCGCGTCCTCGATGCCCTCGGCATGCTGCCCGAGCTCGTGGCCGCCAGCCACCTCGAAGCGCTCCATGCCACCCCAAAGCAAAACGAACGTGTCACCACCAGTACGGCGCCGGCATGGCCGGGGCAGGCCGCACGCGCCCTCATTGATCTACTCGTTGGCGGCCTGGCCGAATTCGAAGACGAGATGCGGGAGTTGCGCTGGTGGTCGCAGCGCACTGCCGTCTTCGAACCTGTGGTCCTCAACCGTGCGGTTACGGTGCTGACGCTGTCCATTGACTGGCTCCTGATCGACCACCCGATCGCCGCCGATCCGAACTGCTCTCCCGGCGCCACCATCTTGTCGTGGAAAAACAAGGCCATGAGGTTCACCGGCCGCGACAAGCTGATCGAAAAGTATGAATTGCGCTGTCCAACCTGCGACCTGCTGGGGTTGCGGCGTGAAGACGGATCCTCCTACATCGAATGCTGGCCCCAGCTTGGCGGGTGCGGCCGACTGTGGACCGATGATGAGTACCAGCGCCTTGCCGCTGTCGTTACGTCGGGCCTGAAGGTCGCGGCATGAACGAGAGCGACGGCTACGAAGGCTACGACGCCATATGCCACCTGCTGCCAATCTCTGAGGCTGCGGTGAGTGCCCGGGTGTCGGTACGCACGGTGGAACGCTGGGTCGCCGCCAAAATGATCGAGCCTGTGGATATTGGCCGGGCTGGGCGGCAGAAGTCCACACCATGGCGGTACGTGGACGAACAGACGGTGCTGGAAGCTGAACGGGAATCGTGGCGGAAGCGCCACGGGAAACCGGCGGCTTGACTCACGCAAAGCAATGTCGGATCATCGGGGGCAAGTTCACCGTGCCTGAATTTGCAAGCCCACCGCATGCCGGTGGGCTTTTTGCGTTCCCGGGGAGGCGCGATGCAGCACCACACCGTGCAGCAGATCGACCGCGGACCCCGCACCGGCAAGTGGATCTACACCGGCGGCAACCGTCGCGTCGGGCGCCACGCCGAATGCTGCTCCGAGGCGTGGCTGGAGATGCTCCAGACCCCAGTTGAGCGGCGCGACGACAGCCCCGCATGGAACCGCATCGGGCACGACACCAAAGACGAGGCCTACGCCCACATGCGCGCCCGGCTGCTGGAGAAGCTGCGCCTGGACACCTCGTTCGGCGAGTGGTCCGGCTGCCGCGCACCGCTGGGAGACGGCAGCCTCTGCGACACCCCCACCAAGTTCGGCGCGGACATCCCGCCCTGCCATTTCCTTCACCCGCTGTGCGACGAGCACCGCACCCGAGAGGTGGTCGAGACGATGTGGGACGGACCCGGCGACTGGTCAGGATCGTGGTGAACTGATGTTCGGGATCCTCGCCGCCGTCGCTTTCATCCTCGGCGCCATTCTGCATGTCGCCCGCACCGTCACCCCGATCTGGCTGGACTCGTGGACGCTGCTGTTCGTTGGCCTGGCGTTCGGGATCCTGCACATCCTTGGCATCGGTTCGACGTGGCTGCCGCGCCGCTGACACTGGAACGCGCGCACGCCCTCGACGCGCCGATGCTCGACTTCGACGTCTGGCTCGACAAGCTGGTGTTCGGGCTGTGCACCGCGTGCGGCCGGGATGCCTGGTCCGGCGTGACCGGGTGGTGGCACGACAACGGGCCCGTGCTGTGCCCCGAACGCGACAAGCGCACGCCCGGGTTCTCGCCCGACGACCCCGAATGACCAGCGCGTGATGCGCTGCTGAAACGTCCGCCCCATACGCAGGGCGGTTCTCCGCGATGGAGATATGGCGCGATGCCGAAAGAGCGAATCCACAAGCGCGGTCAGGGCTTTGCCGACCTGCTCGTGATCTGGGAGAAGAACCCCGCTGGCCCGTTCGATCAGAATGTGCGGCTTTTCATGGCCGCCGCCAACGAGGCCCCGGGGCCGACAGGACACTTCTACTTCCACCCCGACGACGGAACCGATCCCGTTGGACCCGTCGATGTCGAACTGGACCGGCCGCAGATCAACTACCTCATTCAGGTGCTGCGCAAGGCCCGCGCTGAGGTGTACGGCAAGGACGAGTAGAGACTCCGGCGCCGCGGCCAACCCCGCGGCGCCTTCACGATCAACACTGCGAGGAGGTCCCGCGCAGTGACCACCGAACGGGCCTGGCGCCGCGCCGCAGCACTCGAATCCGCGGCCATCGCCTTCACGGGGATCGGCGCCGACTGCCACGACATGCGTGAAGCAGGCCGGCGCATCACGCACCTCGCCGACCAGCTCGAGACGTGGCTTGCCCGGCCAGCCCCCATTGCCACCGTCGAAGCCATCTTCGGCACCCCCGAACCCCGCAACCAGGAAGGACCTCCCGTGTCTTTTTCCATGCCCGACGACGACATGGTCCCGATCACTCTGACCGCGTTCGACAACGAGAAGGTCCCGGTTCCCTCCGACTTCTCCGACCCCAACGGCGAGTTCGTGGCCCCGTTCACCTGGGTCGAGGACAACACCGACCTCGGCGAACTGGCGGTGGCAGCGGACACCCTGTCGGCGAACCTGCGCTCCCACGTTGGCCAGACCGGCACCCTCACCATCACAATCACCGACGCCAACGGCAAGGCGCTGGCCCCGGTGAGCGTGGAGATCGACCCGGGCGCGGCAACCAGCGTCGGCGCGGTGTTCGGCCAGCCGGTGCCGCGCGACGACAACCCGCCGGCGTAGCGATGTCCGCGATGAAGAGCCTTCAAGTCGAGGGCCACGCCCTGATCGCGCAGCTCGAGGAGAAGGAACACGAACTCGCCGCAGCGTTCCGCAACTGGTTCAACAGGCTCACCGGCGCGGTCCCGGCGGTCGAGGCCGAGGTGAAGGCCGACGCCGAGCAGGTCGCGCACGATGCTGTCGCGGCCGAGGAGCCGGTCGCCGCCGAGGCGATGCAGGACGTGGCTGCGGTCGCCGACCACGCGGGCGAGGCCGTGACCGCGCCGGAGACCAAGAGCGCGTGACCGACAAGCCGCGCCCCACCGTCCGGATCGTTCACCCCGGCGGTGTTCGCCGGGCTGCGGGCCACACGAAGGTTCTCGTGAACGGCAAAGACATCGCCAGCACAGTAACCCGCATCGAGATCGTCATGTCGGCCAACGACAACAAGCCCGTCGAGGTGAAGCTCACGCTCATCGGCGCCGAACTCGACATCACCGGCGACCTTGCCGAAGACGAGTAGGTCTCCCAGGAGGTGTGATGCCGCCTGAGACTGTGTTCCGCCGCGACCTCCCGCCGACCGGCGTCTACGGCTGCGTCAAGACCAGTGGCTTCGTGCCGTGGCTCATTCGCACCGTCACCAAGAGCTGGGCCGACCACGTCTTCGTGTCCATCGGCGACGGCCGCATCGTCGAAGCCGAACCCGGCGGCGTCCGCATCGGCGACGTCTCCGAATACGCCGGCTGCCGCATTGAGTACAACACCGGCGAGCCCATGACCGACCTGCAACGCACTGCGGTTGCCGAGTTCGCCGAATCTAAGCGCGGCGAACCCTATGCCTGGACTGCCGACGCCATCGACGGCCTGCGATGTCTCGGACTGCGGTGGCGGATCCTCGCACGGTTCGAACGCGCCCGGCGATCCGTCATGTGTTCCGAACTTGCCGCTCAGGCCGGGCAGCATGCCGGGCTGGACTGGCTATGCGGGCAGGACGACCCGTGTCAGGTGACTCCAGCTATGTTGGCGCGCCGCATCGACGAGCAGAAGGTGATCGCATGACGCTGTCCGGTCGCGCCGCCGAAGAACGCCCCGAGGTCAACGCGCTTGGGGCGGTCCGGTACGGCATCGTGACGCACGCCGTCCGCATCAACGGCGTCGGCGGACGAGCCTGGGTCACAGCCGGGCCCGGACGACCAGACCTGGGCCACGCAGACCCCGAAACCGGCACCTACCAGACCACTGTCGCCGCGATGACCGAGGCCGAACGGCGTGAAGCCGGACTGCGGCGCAACGGGCGCCCCCGACGAGAGACCACCACCTGATGGCCGACACGCACACCGTCTATGTCAGCATCGGGAACTCCGACGACAAGCTGACCCAGGTCCGCTGGGCGGAGTTCCACGGCAAGTTCAGCACCGCCGTTCGCGGGCTCGCCCTTCAGGTCTACGGCGACTGGACATCCCCGAGCACCGACCCCTGGCAGAACGCCTGCATCGGCTTCGAAATCGGCTACGAGACCACGGAACGCCTCCGGCGGGACCTGGCCGAACTCGCCGCCGAATACGGCCAGGACTCGATCGCCTGGGCCGAGGCCGATACGCGGTTCATCACCCCCACGGTGCCGACACCTGCCGCCGGGTTCGTGCCGAACACCCTCGCCGACGACATTCTCAACTGGATCCGCGAACACCCCTTCGACGGCGACCACGTTCCGGCGCCACCGCTGACGATCGAGCAAGACCTCGACGGCACCGTCCGCATCATCGACCCGCCTGACGACCTTGCGATCGACATCGCACTGCTGCGCCACCACGGACTGGCCGGCGTCACCTTCGCCGACGGGGTCCTCGTTATCGAAACCGAGGCCGGGCCCACGCGGTACGAAGCGCTGGATGTCACAGACCACGGCTTCACCATTGTTTTCCGGCGGGAGTCCTGATCGCTCGGGGGTGAGCATGGGGTATGTTCCGCCGTCGGAGGACCACCGCTGCACCGGCACCAACCGCGACGGCAAGCCATGCCGGCAGCGACCGCGCAACGGCATGGACACCTGCAACGCCCACGGTGATGGCGGCCGGCGCTGCACCAGCAACGTCAGCGGCATTTCCCATCCCGAGAACGCCGGACAGCGCTGCCGCAAGCCATCCGAACCGGGCCAGAACGTCTGCTCTGCACATGGCGGCCGGGCCCCGCAGGCGCGGGCAGCGGCAGCAAAGCGCATGGTGGAGGCCGACCTGATGGAACTAGCTGAAAGCCTGGTCGGGGCCCCGGTCGATAACCCGCTCACCGAGCTGGCGAACCTGGCCGGTCGGGCGCGGGCCTGGATGGAGCTGCTGCAAGGCCGGGTCGAGAAGCTGCTGGACGGCGCTGCAGCCGAAGAGGATCAGGGCGAGCAGGATGGCGCAGGATCCAAGAGCAAGGGCATCCGCTACCAGGCTGGCGCCGGCGAACAGCTTCGCGCCGAGGTTGCCCTGTATGAGCGGTCGATGGACCGGCTCGGCAAGTTCCTCGCCGACTATGGCCGCCTCGGAATCGACGAACGCCTGGCGAAGATCACCGAGACTCAGGCCGAGAAGGTCATCGCCGCCATCGACGCGGCGCTTGTCCACGCCGGCGTCACGGGGAAGACGGCAACCGAAGCCAAGCAGGTTGCCGCGCGTCATCTACGAGCCGTCTAGACCGCGGGGGCGCCCATGGACGCGCTGCTGCTCGCCGCCGATCGGCTTGAGGGTGCCGCCGAAGACGAGCAGACCGCAGTCGCCTACCTGGCCGACCCCGCGCGGTGGGTTGACGAGAAGCTCGGCGAATACCTGTGGTCCCGGCAGGTCGACATCGCCAGCTCCGTCAGGGATCAGCGACTCACCGCAGTTCAAAGTTGCCATGGGACTGGAAAGAGCTTTGTAGCGTCTCGTTTGACGGCGTGGTGGCTGGACACGCACCCGCCCGGCGAGGCGTTCGTGGTCACCACGGCCCCAACCGGCGACCAGGTCAAGGCGATCCTCTGGGCGGAGATCAACAAGGCGTTCGCGAAGGCCGAGTCCCGCGGCACTCCGTTCCCGGGCCGGATCAACGAGACCGACTGGAAGTTCGACAAGTTCCTCGTCGCGTTCGGCAGGAAGCCCAGCGACTACAACCCGCACGCGTTCCAAGGCATCCACGCCAAATACGTACTCGTGATCCTCGACGAGGCCTGCGGCATCCCCAAGCAGTTCTGGACCGCCGCCCTCGCGATCGCCACCGGTGCGCACTGCCGCATCCTCGCTATCGGCAACCCTGACGATCCCGGGTCTCACTTCGCACAGGTCTGCACCTCCGGCCGGTGGAACACGATCAAAATCGCGGCGCAGGATACGCCGAACTTCACCGGCGAAACAGTCCCCGCAGACCTCGCCGACATGCTCGTCTCCCGCGCCTACGTGCAGGACATGGCCGATGAGTTCGGCACCGAATCGCCCACCTACCTGTCCAAGGTGGACGGCGAATTCCCCTCCGACGCGGACGATGGCGTAGTCCGGCTGTCCAAACTGATGGCCTGCACGCGCGAACCGGCCCAGCCTCACGCGCCGGCACGCCTTCAGCCGGTCGAACTCGGAGTGGACCTCGGCGCAGGCGGCGACGAAACCTGCATCCGCGAACGGCGTGGCCTCGTCGCCGGCCGCGAATGGCGCAGCCGGGAAAAGGACTCCGAGAAGGTCGTTGACCAGATCGTCCAGGCAATTCGGGCAACCGGCGCTACCAAGGTGAAGGTTGACTCGATTGGCATCGGCTGGGGCATCGTTGGCTCGCTGCGGGCCAAACGCAAGCAGGGGCTGCACGCCGCTGAAATTGTCGGAGTGAACGTCAGCGAGACGTCCACGCAGCCAGAGAAGTACGCCCGGCTGCGCTCGCAGATCTGGTGGGAGGTCGGGCGGCAGTTGTCCGAGGACGGCGGCTGGGACCTGTCGCAACTCGACACCACAGACCGGGACCGCCTCGTGACGCAGCTGACGGCTCCCAAGTACAGCCTGGATGCCACCGGCCGGATCGTGGTGGAGAAGAAGGAAGAAACCAAGAAACGCCTTGGCCGCTCCCCCGACAACGCTGACGCCTTGCTGTTGGCGTTCTACACGCCGTTGGTCCCCAAGCCAGGAATCAGGATCGTGCGATGACTACTGCAACCGTCGGCGCCCACACCCGCCAGCCCGTGAACCGCTGGGCGCCCGCACGCCAAGGCTTCGCAGCGTGGCGGCGACGGACGGCCATCAAGATTCGGCAGGCGTCGGTTCACATCGTCGGCGAGCAGGCCACCGCCCGCAAGATCGTCATGACCGCCGCGGCTCTCGGCTTCCTCGACGCGGCCGCCTGGGACTACCGGACCATCGCCGGGCTGGCCGCAACGGGCGTTTCAATCGCCCTGTTCAACGAGTGCATGAACTGACCTGCGCCGCACGCACCGCCTGAATCACCCGGCTGGAGGTGCAGGCGTGGTCCGGTCGGTTTTTAGTGTCGTCGGCTCGATGTTCAACAAGAACACCAACGCCTCGCCCATCCCCTACGCCGGACCAGCCAACAGGGCTGGCTTCAGCAACATGTTCGCCAGCAACGACAACGAAACCTACATGCGGACCATGGGCTCCGCAGGCACCGTTTTCCAGATCGTGTCGCTGCTCGCGTCGTCCACCGCCGCAGCCGAATGGCGCCTGTACCGCAAGGCCAAAGCCGACGGCCGCGTCCGCTACACCACCGGCGACCAGGGTTCCGACCAGCGCACCGAGGTACTTCAGCACCTGGCGCTGAACGTGTGGAACCGCCCGAACCCGTTCTACACCGGGCGCCGGTTCCGTGAGGCCTCGCAGCAGCACGCCGAGCTGACCGGCGAGCAATGGTGGGTCATCGCCCGCGACTCCCGGGCCACCTTCCCCACCGGAATGTGGCTGGTCCGGCCTGACCGGATGGAGCCGATCCCGTCGGCCGAGAAGTTCATCGCCGGCTACGTCTACACCGGGCCGTCCGGCGAGAAAGTCCCGCTGGAACCGAACGAAGTGATCTGCACCGCCTACCCCAACCCGCTGGACCCGTACCGCGGGTTGGGCCCGGTGCAGTCGGTGCTCGTCGACCTCGACGCCATGCGGTACGGCAGCGAGTGGAACCGCAACTTCTTCATCAACGGCGCCCAGCCCGGCGGCGTCGTTGAAGTGCCGACGAACATGAACGACGACGAGTTCGACCAGTTCTCGACGCGGTGGCGCGAATCCCACCAGGGTGTGTCCCGGGCGCACCGGGTTGCGATTCTCGAGGGCGGCGCCAAGTGGGTCGGTACCCAGATGTCCGTCAAGGACATGGACTTCTCCAACCTGCGCGACCAGTCCCGCGACGTCATCCGCGAAGCCTGGGGCATCCACAAGGCGATGCTCGGCAACTCTGATGAGGTGAACCGCGCAAACGCGGTCACCGCCGAGGAAGTTTTCAGCCGCTGGAAGATCCAGCCGCGCCTTGACCTGCTACGAGACACCCTTAACCACCAGTTCCTGCCGCTGTTCGGTTCCACCGGCGAGAACGTCGAGTTCGACTACATCAACAACAGCGCTGACGACCGCGAAGCAGACAACGCCGAACTCACCGCCAAAGCCAACGCCGCCGCGGTTCTGGTGCAGGCAGGTTTCGATCCCGAAGCGGTTTGCGAAGTCGTCGGACTGCCCGACATGCCGCTACTTGCACTGCCGCAGCCCGCGCCTGCCCCCAAGCAGCCCGACCCAGCTGCCGCGCCGACCGAAGACGACTTCGGCAACCAGGCCCGCGAGATCATCACCATCAAGGCACTGGCAAACGCCGCTGCAGCCGACCACGACCCCGCTGCCGTGGACCTGTCCGAGATGGACGCACAGCACCAGCAGGCCACGGATCAACTCTCGGCCCAATACCAGCAGCAGATCACCCCGGACCAGCAGCAGCAGGCCCTCGACCAGATCCGGCAGCTTGTCGAAACCGAGGCGGTCGCCAACCTCGGGAACCTGATCATCGATTACGAGCTGGCGAAAGCACTGATTCTGCTGGCGATGCTCGCGTTCGGAAAGACCGCGGCGAAGCAGGCCGCGAAGGAAGCCGCGCAGCAGGGCGTCACCATCACCGCGGTCGCGCCGTCCTCCGCGCAGCTTGAGGGGCTCGCCGAATCCACGGCGTCGCTCATGGCATCCGAACTGGCAACCTCGGCCGGCCGCGAAGCTGCTCGAGTGGCCGGCGGAACGGCGACGCCCAGCGCGGATGTTGTCGTGGCCCACGTGGAGAAGTTCCTTCAGGGGCTGTCCACCGCCGGCCCCGCAGCCCACCTCGGCGGCGCACTCGCTGCGGCAGCCAACCAGGCGCGGCACGGGACGTTCACTGCCGGACCGAAGTGCGAACTGATCGCCAGCGAGGTCAGGGACTCCAACACCTGTTCTAGCTGTTTCGAAATCGACGGCCACTCGTTCGGCTACTCCGACGATCCGGATGCCGTTGCCGCGGCGTCCGCCGCCTACCCCACGTCGGGCTACATCGGCTGTGAAGGCGGCGAACGCTGCCGCGGAGCGCTGATCGCACGCTACGAGGTGCAGGCCGAACCGGGGAACCGTGGCGGTGACGACCTCGCGGTGATGCTTAAGAAGCTGGTCGACGTCCTCGAGCCCTCGGCGCCGCACGTTAACGGACACCACCACGAGAAGGCGAGGGCGTGATGGACCTGTCGCGGCTGAAGACCACCCGGCGCATCGCCAACCTCAAGGCCGGCCGCAATGACTGGTACAAGGTCATCAAGGCGCAGGCCGTAGACCAGCCCACCCAGGTCATGGTCTACGACGAAATCGGCTGGTTTGGGGTCACAGCGCAGGACTTCATCAACGAGCTCAAGGGCGTCAGCGGGCCGATCGATCTACACCTCAACTCCCCTGGTGGGGACGTATTCGACGGTTTAGCGATCTACCAGTTCCTAGCCGGCCGAGGTGGCGTCACCGCCTACGTCGACTCGCTCGCGGCCTCGATCGCGTCGGTCATTGCGATGGCCGGATCCGAGATCGTCATGGGCCGCAACGCAGCCCTCATGATCCATGATGGCTGGGGCATGTGCGTCGGCAACGCCGCAGACATGCGCAGCGAAGCCGACCTCCTGGACCGCGTCTCCGACAACATCGCCGATGTCTACGCCAGTCGCACCGGAAAGCCCGTCGATGAGTGGCGCAAGCTGATGCTCGCCGAGTCGTGGTTCTTCGGACAGGAAGCAGTGGACGCGGGCCTGGCCGACCGGCTCGCACCCAATGCCAAGCCTCAGACGTCGTCTGCCGAATCGAACGACGACTCGGTGACCGCGGCGATGAACGCGCACTTCGACCTGTCGGTTTTCCGCAACACGCCCGACCGGCTGAAGACGATGTACGCCAGCGCCGAACCCGTCAGGGTCGGCATTGACTACACCGCGTCCGAATCCGCCGCGGAAGATTTCGCCGCCTTTCTGCGCCAGAACATCCGGGTCCGAAACCAGGCAGACAGCGCAAAGGCCGAGCCGCCGCCGGGGCCGGAGCCGGACACTCCGACGCCCGCCGAGCCGCCTTCAATTCCACAGCCTTCCAACGAAGCCCCGGACGATACGGACCGGGGCCTTTCCATGCCCGCCGGAGGACCCATGGGCAAGAACGAACAGCCGCCAGGCATCCCCCGGGACGACTTCAAGGCATGGCTCGAGCAGGGGATGCAGCTCGTCGAAGCCGCGACTGCCGCACCGTCCAACGCGGGCCCCATGCACGAGCCCTACGACGGCACACACACCCATGCTCACCCGGCGTTCGGCGCCCAGGGCGAGGACGACAGCCACGAACACGAGCACACCCATAACGGCGATGCCGACCACCATCACGAACACGGTGATGACGATGGCGAAGAATCCGACGCCGACGGTGGCATGCAGAACGAGACGCCGGCACGGGTGCTCGGCATCGAGTCGATGCCGCTGCTCGACAAGGCCCTGGCTGTGCATCACACGGACACGGTTGACGAACCGTGGGACGGGCCGGCCGCGGTCGCGGCGATGCCGAACGACGATGCGGTGCTGCGGTACTGCCACGCCTGGATGTCCGACGAAGCCGCATCCGAGACGCCGAAGGAAGGCGACGACGACGCGGACGACAAAAAGGGCAACTACCGCTTTCCGCACCACAAGGCCAAGGGCGGACCGGCAAACATCCCCGCCTGCCGCAACGGCCTTGCACGCCTGGAGGGATCAAAGATCCCCGACTCCGACAAGCCCGGGGTGAAGGCCCACTTGCAGGCCCACCTTGACGACGCCGACAAGTCCGACGACGACGGCGCCTCCAACCACTCCCACGAAAACCTCGGCGACGCCTGGGCGTGGGACCCCGATGAGTTCAAAAAGGCCATGGAAGGGGCCCAGTAATGACGATCACCATTCCCGAAGCCCCACATGAGCTCGAGGAAATGCTCGCCGACGGCGCCAAGATGCAGGCCGTCGCCAAGGAGGGCAAGCTGCTGGACGTCGTCAAGGCGTACCAGAAGACCATCGCCAAGAAGGACCCGGACATCCAGTCCCAGATCCGCGAGGGCGTGCAGCTGGGCCTGGCCGAGTACCTCGACAAGCACGGCGTCGGCGAGAAGGACCGGCCGCCGGTCGACCTCAGCAACGGCCCCGCCGCCACGCCGCGGATCCGCGGCGCCGAACGCCGCGGCAAGCAGACCTCGGCGATGCGGGCACTGCACAACCACCGCGCCCCGGGCCGGAAGGTCGACGACATCTTCGTCGACTCCAGCGAGTTCTTCCAGGCCATCCACTGGGACGAGACGCGGGTCGCCCGCAACGCGGACCTGGCCAACAAGCGCGTCAAGCTCCAGGAGATCATGAACTCCTTCGGGTCCGAGGTGCCCGCCGACGGCGGGTTCCTGATCCCGGAGACCCTGCGCAGCGATCTGCTCGAGGTCGCCCTCGAGCACGCGATCGTCCGGCCCCGCGCACAGGTCATCCCGATGGAGTCGCTGCGAGTCCCGATCCCCACGATCGACTCCACCAGTAACGTCTCCTCCGTCTTCGGCGGCATCATCTGCTACTGGACCGAAGAGGCCGCGGCCCTCACCGAGTCCCAGGCCAGCTTCGGCCGCGTCGTCCTCGACGCCAAGAAGCTGACGGCCTACGCCGAAGTCCCCAACGAACTGCTCGCCGACGCCCCCGCGTTCAGCGGTTTCTTCGACGACAAGTTCCCGGCCGCCCTCGCCTGGTACGAAGACATCGGCTTCATGAACGGCACCGGCGCCGGCGAGCCCATCGGCTACGTTAACTGCCCGGCCTCCGTCCAGGTCGCCGCCGAAGCCGGACAGCCGACCGCAACGGTCGTCTGGGAGAACCTGGTCAAGATGTACGCCAGGATGCTCCCGACCTCGCTGCAGAACGCCGTGTGGATCGCGTCCATCGATGTCTTCCCCCAGCTGGCGACGATGGCGCTGAGTGTCGGCACCGGCGGTTCCGCGGTCTGGATGGGCAACCTGCAGACCCCGGGCTCCGCCTCGCCGCCCGTGTCCATCCTCGGCCGGCCGGTCATCTTCACCGAGAAGACCCCGGCCCTCGGCACCACCGGCGACATCTCGTTCGTGGACCTGTCGTACTACCTCATCGGCGACCGGCAGATCATGCAGTCGTCCTCGAGCATCGACTACAAGTTCGCCAACGACAAGACGGCCTTCCGGATCACGGAACGCCTCGATGGGCGACCCTGGCTCGCATCCAGCATCGTGCCTCGAAATGGCGCGGGGGCCTTGAGTCCCTTCGTTCAGCTTGCGAGCCGGTAGCAGCTACTTCGCGCCCTACTAGGGCCATCTCGATCAACCCGTTCCGGACCTGAAGGCGACGCCCCGCAAGGGGCTTTTTTCATGCCCGGATTCCAAGTAGGGGCGCGGCCCTAACCTCCCGCGCCCCGAGTCAGCAAGCCGGCCTCGGCATCCCGGCCCAAGTCCCTTACGCCGCAGACAGAAAGGGGCTGAATCCCCATGGCAGGTATGGAAGCGCTCGGGCGCCTCGTCAACCCGATCCCGATCGCCGCCGGCGCGGCGTTCAGCATGAAGAACTGCTCCGCGGTGCTGGTGGTGTGCACCGGCAACGACACGTTCACGGTGACCGCGTCGTCTACGTTCGGCGGCAGCTACGCTTCGCCGGGCAACATCATCACCCGGTACTACACGAACACCGCGACGAACGGCACCGCGACCTGGGTCAAGGCGACGCAGGCCGCGTCCAACGCAGTCACGATCGCCTCGGGAACCGTCGCGTTTGAGATCTTCGGGTCTCAGCTTCCCGACCCGAAGGCGTACCTGAAGGTGTCGGTCGGCGGCTCGGGCCTGGTGCAGGTCATCACTCACGACCTGACGTACCAGCGCGGCCCGGCGAACCTCGCCATCCTGGGGGCCTGATGACCACCCTGATTCAGGCCTCGGCGGTGCGGCTCATTACCGAGGGCTACCTCGTGTCGCGGACAACGGCGACGCTCCCCGCGACCGCAACCGGCAACATCTTCACCGTCACCGGCGGCCGGATCCTGATCGTGTCGCTGGTCGGCGAGGTCACCACGGCCGTGCAGAACCAAGCGTGCACGGTCGCGATCGGCTACGCCCCGACCGTCGGCACTGGCTCGACAACGGCGCTGGGCACGGCGTCGTCGGTCATCGCCGCGCCGATCGGCACGCACATCGGGATCAACCCCGGCAGCGCCGCGGTCGTGGACCTGTCCACGCAGGCCGGCGTGACGACTCCGGCCGGCCGGTTCCTGGTGGACGTGGGCTCGGTCACCATCACCACGTCGGCGACGAACACGGGCTCGGTGAAGTGGGACCTGATCTACGTCCCCTACGACACCAACGCCACCGTGGCGGCTGCCTGATGGCGTTGATGCAATGCCGCGGCTGCCTCACCAAGTTCGCGGTGGGGCTGCTGCGGTGCCCGCAGTGCGGAAAGGTCAGCGAACTGTTCGCGGTGCCGGAAGAAGCCATCGAGGCAGAGCAGGAGGCGAACATGCCGAAGATCAGCGTGCAGGGCGGCCCGTCGAACGCGCCCGAGGACGTCGCGGAGACCTCGGTCCCCGTTGCCGAGGATCCCGAGGCGCCGGAGCCCGAGGCCCCGGAAGCAACAGACGAGGCGCCGGCCGTAGAGTCGGAGCCGGAGAAGGCTGCCGATGAAGCCGCGTCGGCGACCGAGCAGGCCAAGCAGGAACCTGCCGCCGCGCCCGCGCCGAAGAAGCGCGCCGCGAAGAAGACGGCCGCGGCCTCGGAGTCGTAGGCAAAGAAGCATTCGTTGCCCCTTTTGGCGATACCAGGTCAACCCTTAATGGAATTCGATCATGTTGCCCAGCGTTGAAAAATTAGCCGACACCATGGCCTCCAACGCAAAGCGTTCATTTAGGGGTGACCACGTGGTATTTACCGTAACGCACGGTATGACCAAGTCTCCAACCTACGTTTCATGGCTTGAGATGCGTAGGCGTTGCCGGAGCGATCGAGACAGCGAAAAGTATCGCGACCGTGGCATATCGGTTTGCGAGCGCTGGGAAATCTTCGAAAACTTCCTTGCCGACATGGGTCCGCGTCCCGACGGACTCACTCTTGACCGCATCGATAACGACGGCAACTACGAGCCCGGGAACTGCCGGTGGGCAACTCGTGAGCAACAAAATCGCAACCGGCGATGTACGAAAATCACAGAGGACGACGCGGCCTGGATTCGGGCTGGCAATGGACTCGTCTCCCACGAAATGCTTGCCGAAGCGTTAGGGATCAGCCAAACCGTCGTATCGCGCATTGCGCGAGGCCGGAACTGGGCATAACGTGAGCTGGTTTCAGTTGCTCGACATCTTGAAGTTCCGGGCGCAGGAGTTTCAGTACTGGGCTTCGGTGCCGCCGCTGGCGTGCCCGAGGTGCGGGGAGCCGTTGATTCCGGCACCGGAGTCTGCCGAAGTCACTCTCTTTTGCAGGTACGACTTCTGGCAGTACCCACGTGACTACGTGAGGCCGCAGATTCCGTAGGCCCCTGACTTCGTTGCCACCTCGTCGATCTCCGCTTCCACTCGCGTAATAAAGGAGGCGGCGATGAGTCTCTCCGGCAGCGGCCTGTCCGTGGACAACCGGAACCCATTGCAGGTCGCCGCGCAGATCAGCCAAGACCCATCGAGTTCACTGCCGGCACTGGCGGTTGGTGGCGACACTCAGATGGTCGGCAACCTCACGGTCACCGGGACCATCAACGCCACCGGCGGCATCGGTGCCTGGTCTTTCGATGTGCGCAACTTCGGCGCCCACGGCAACGGACAGTCCGCTACCGACGGGTCGATCACGTCCGGCCAGAACGTACTGACCTGCAAGTCGGCGCCATTCAAGCCAACAGACGTCGGCAAGTACGTCATGGTCAAGAACGCGCTGTCCTCCGGCGCCACCACCCTGGTTACGACCATCACCGGCTACACGTCGCCTTCGACGGTGACGCTCGGCGCGAACGCCACGGCCACGGTGTCCGGCGACGGGCTGGTGCTGTGGGCATCGGATGACACCGCGGCAATCCAGAGGGCAATCAATGCGGCCTTCGCCTACGGGCAGATCAACGGCACCGGCGTTGTTTGGATGCCGCCGACCGGCAACGGCACGTTCTACGGCGTGGCGGGCCCGCTGATCGCAGGGGGCGCCACCAAGGCCAACGGCCAGTTGGTGATCCCGATTCAGGCGACCACCGCCGGCAAGGTCGTCTTGATCATCATGGGGGCGACGGACGGCGGCGCGACACGACACTGGGAGCAGAAGATCCCGCAGCTGTCCGGGTCGACGCTGGTGTCGTTCGGGACGTTCGCGAATGCCACCGCGCAGGCGAATGCGCTGAACGCTAACGGTCAGGCTGCGGTGATCTCCGGGCAGACCGGTGCCAACGGCTACGGGACTGACGCGCTGCTGTACAACAACACGATCGTTCGGATGCAGAACATCCAGGTCTACACCACGCATTCGCTGAACGGCTGGACCTACGGGGCGCTCAACTTCCACGGCTTGGCCGCGTGCGCCCTGGAGAACTTCGGCTACGGCACGGCGGCGACCTACGCGCCCAACGGCGGCGACTACCAGAACCCGAACGGTTTCAGCGCGGGACTCGCCATCGGGGTGCTACTTCCATCTGCTGGCAACAACGACAACAACCAGTTGAGGAACGTCACCTGCCACGGCGGCTACACCAGGGCCATTTTCGTCACCGAGCACACCGAATGGGTCGGCGGCACAATCCTCTACAGCTGGTCAGGGGTGTGCCCGGTCGGGAATTACGGCGACGGTGGCAACGGCGTCGGGGCCTCACATGGCGTGTTCATCGACCAGGTGAGCATTGAGGGCTGCAACAACCAGCTGGAGATCATCGGCCCGGGACAGTCTGGCGTGGGCCCGATGCTGTCGGGGTCTTATGACACTGAGGGCCAGTCCACGATCCGCGACAACTCCGGCGGCCTGGCCGCGGCTTGTGGCGAGTTCCACGTCAAAAGCAACGGAGTGGCCGCGTCTCCGGCAGTTGGCGCGGGTACGCCGCTACAGCTGATCTGCGACTTCCAGTTCCCTGGCCCGGTGGCCAGTCCGCCTACTCTGACCATCAACACGGCGATCCAGAACCCCTACGGACGCTGGGCCAACGTGACGCTTCAAGGCGGCACGGTCACGTCAGTGCAATTGGGTGCCCTGATGGGCGGCGCCACGGCCCCGACTATGACCAGCGTCTACGCACAGTCCTCCGGCGCGATGCCGCTGCACACGGTGCGGGTAGGCCCGCTGGGCTGGATTCAGGTCAACGGGACGGTGACGCCGACAACCAACACCTGGGTTCTTGAATGAGTGTCACCGAACCCTGCTACATAAGCCGCGAAGCGCTCAAGAAGGCCCTCGACGTCAAAGGCACCTCCCGCTCTGACGACGACGTCGACCGCGCCATCCAGGCCGGTTCGCGTGCCGCCGAGGGCCTGCTGCACCGGGTGTTCTACCCGCGGGACATGACCCGCTACTTTGACTGGCCGAACTTCACATACGCCTATCCGTGGCGGGTGTGGCTCGACGCCTGGGAGCTCGCGGCGATCCCCACATCGGTGACCACCGGCGGCCAAGCCATCCCCTTGGGGGACCTGTTCTTCGAGCCAGCGAACAGCGGACCGCCTTACACGTACTTCGAGATCAACCGGGCAACCAACTCCGCGTTCGGCGTCGGCCCCACCCCACAGCGGGACGTGGCCGTGATCGGGACGTTCGGTTTCAACCTGAACACCGCTTCTGCCGGGGCGCTTGCTGCCGCCGTCAACGACACCACCACCGGCGCGGTCACCGTAACGAACAGCGCCGGCGCCGGGGTCGGAGACGTCATCACTGTCAATGCCGAACGGATGCTGCTCGCCGACAAGGCGCTTGCGTCGACCGGCCAGACGCAGCAGGGAAGTATCGGCGCCAGTACAGCAGACCAGGCGCTGACCGTGCAGAACGGCACCGCCTTCTATGTCGGCGAGACGGTGACGCTGGATCAGGAGTCCATGCTGGTCACCGCCGCCCCGGGCAACGTCCTGACGGTGAAGCGCGGCTGGGACGGCACCACGCCGGCCGCACATACCGGCGCCACGATTTACGCGCCGCGGCTGTGGACTGTCACCCGCGGCGCTTTCGGCACCACCGCAGCCACTCACCTCAACGGTGCGGCAATCTCCCGCTACACGCCGCCGTCGCTGGTGACGCAGTTGTCGCTGGCCGAGGCGGAGAACGACCTGCTGCAAGCAGTGTCCGGCTACGCCCGCACCGTCGGCGCCGCGGACAACGCCCGGCCGGTGTCCGGACAGTCCCTCGCCGACATCCGCGCCATGGCCTACACGCAGTACGGACGCAAGGTGAGGCGGCGGACCGTATGACCGAGGTTGAGTTCCGCTTCTTGGGCCCGATGTTCGATGGCCGGGCCGTCGATGCAATGAAGCACCTCGTCTCCGAGACGCAGACGACAGTCGCCAAGTACACCGAAGACACGTGGCGGGCGTTCATGGACGCCAGCTTCCGTACCCAGTCGCCGAGTGGCTACCAGTCGCACGTGAACATCGCCCACCGCGACAAGGACCTGGTGGTCAACGACGGCTGGCCTGAGTCACGGTTGGAGTACGGACCCTGGCTGGAAGGCATCGGCTCCCGCAACTCGCCGGTGACCCGCTTTCCCGGATACTTCGCGCTGCGCCGCGCCACGCAGAAGGTCCGCGGTGAACTTCACGAAGTCACGTCGCCGATCGTTGAAAAGTACGTCCGCGAGGCCACCGCGTGACCGGTCTGAATACACCGGCGGTCATCACCGCGGCAATCGACCACCTGGTCCAGACCGGACTGTTCGAGTCGGTGCAGGACCACGAGAGCACTTCGGCCTCTTCCGGCGGGCTCACGGCTGACGTGTGGGTTGCCGACATCAAGCCGGTCGCCGCGCAGTCCGGCCTGGATATCACGTCGGCGCTGCTGACGCTGACGGTGCGGATCTACCTCAACGCGATGCCGCCGGCCAGCAACGAGATCGAGCAGACCATTACTGGTGCGGCGGACGTGCTGCTGACCGCCTACAACAAGTCGTTCACGTTCGACGGCACCGTGTCGTGGGTCGACCTGCTCGGCGAGTACGGCACGCCGCTGTCGTCGATCGGCGGCTACGTCACCGTCGGCGGCGTGTTCTTCCGCTGCATGACCGTCACCGTGCCGTGCGTCATCGACGACGTCTGGCCGCAGAGCCCGGCGTAGGCCGGCCAATCCGCGCGACACCTTCCCGAGGTGGTTTCGCGCACCAATTCATCGAGGTCGCGCCGCGAACCCGTCGTGGCGCGGCGACACCTGCGCTAGCGCCCGGGAGGTGACCGTGGCCGAGGTCGAGCTTCCCGAAGCAAGGATCCTGCGGCTTCAAGAAGGTGACGTGTTGCTGTTCCAGGCGCCGAAACCCCTGAGTGACTACGAAGCCGAAACTTTAGTCGAGCAGGTTCAGCACGCCTTCCCGGAGCATCGCGCGATGGTCGTTGACGGCGACATCAAGGTCACCGTGGCGCGGATCGAGGCGCACTGATGGCTGGGAAGGTCAGCGGGCTTGGCGACAACCTATACGTAGGTGGATACGACCTCTCCGGTGACGTCGGTGAGCTGTCGAAGATCAGCGGCTCAGTGGCGCTGCTCGACGTCACGCCGATCAACGTCAAGGCCTACGCGCGCATCGGTGGGCTACGCGACGGACAGATCACCTACAAGTCGTTCTTCAACCCGTCCGCAGGCCAGGAGCACACGGTGCTGTCGGCACTCCCGACGGCGGACCAGCACATGATGTACTGCCGCGGCACCACCCTCGGCAACCCGGCCGCCTGCATGGTTGAAAAGCAGCTCGAATACAACCCCTCTCGCGACAACAAGGGCATGCTGACGTTTGCCATTCAGGCCGACGCCAACGCCTTCGGCCTGGAGTGGGGCAACCTGCTGACCGCTGGACTGCGTATCGATACCGCGGCCACCAACGGGACCGGCGTGGACTCGGCGGGCGGTTTGGTAACCCCCTCGGTTCCGGCGTCCGGCGCTCCAGTGACCAACACGAGTTCGATCCCGGTGACCGTGGTCATCAGCGGCGGGACCATGACGGCGGTAGTCATCAACGGCGTCACCGTCGGCACGGGCGCGGGTACGTACACGCTGCCTGCCGGACAGTCCATCACCCTGACGTACACCGTCGCACCCACCTGGACGTGGACGGCCGTGACAGCGTTCGGCGCGCAGGCCTATCTCCAGGTAACCGCTTTTACCGGCACCGACGTGACGGTGAAAATCCAGGACTCGGCAGACAACAGCAGCTTTGCTGACGTGACCGGGCTTGCGTTCACTGCGACCACCGCTGCGCACACTACGCAGCGAATCGCCACGGCGAACAACGCGACGATCCGCCGCTACCTGCGCGTGGCCACCACCACCTCCGGCGGGTTCACGAGTGCGACTTTCGCCGTGATGCTCACCCGTAACCAAGTTGCCGGGCAGGTCTTCTGATGACGGTTTCCAGCCCAGAAGGCCAGCGCCTACCGGCCGCCGGGCCGATCGGCGCCTACCAGACATTCCAGATCGCGGTGCCTCTGGAAACCCACTGGCGCCCCGCTACCTGCGAAGAGGTCGGCTGCGAGCAGTTCCTGAACGGGTGGCGCGTGCGCGTTCAGGGGCTGTCCGAGGCTGACGTGTATGCCATCGCCAATTCCGGTCGCAAGTTCGCCCGACTCGACGTCGCCGAGAACGAGACGTGGCTGATGTTCGAACCGGGGCAGTCCTGCTTCCGAGTCTCGGAGCACAGGCTTCCGCTGGGCCGGCCGGAGTTGTTCGTGGTCCGTGACGGTGACTGGCGGGGTAACCCGACCGGCCACGTGTACCAGCACAAGCGCGCCGAGGACTGGGTGGATCACTTCGCCACCAACCAGGACAAGATCGCCGAAGCCGTCGAGCGCGGCTAGGCCGCCCCTCTCCCACATTTCTAGACGCCGTCCGGGTTTCCGGGCGGCGTTTCTGTTTCCCGAAGAAGGTGAATGATCTTGGCCAAGACCTCGGGCCTGGCGTGGAGTGTACTTACTGTCGCAGACGCTGCCGCAACGCCCCAAGATATCCGAAATGATGTCACCAACCTCCAATTCGCGACGCCTCGTGCCGTTCAGGACGTCACCGGCATTGACAAGTCGGCGAACGAACGGCTTCTGCTGCTCGCCGACTTCACCATCACCCTGAACGGGGTCTTCAACCCGGCCAGCAACATGAGCCACGACGTCTTCAAGACGATCCCGTCGACCAGCGTCAACCGTGCGGTGGCGATGACGGTGGCCGCGAAGAGCCTGTCGGCGAACGTCGTGCTGACCGACTACCCGCTCACTCGCGCGACCGGCGGTGCCCTGACCTGGGCCGTTCCTGGATCTCTTGCCGACGGCGCAGTCCCTACGTGGTCGTAGGAGTAGGCATGTCGAAGGGCTTCAAGGTCCCGAAGACCACCTACCGCCTCGACTTCGAGGGCACCGAGCTTGACGGGCTCGAAGTTCGCATGACCGGCGGCAAGCTTCGAGACGTCTTCGCCGTCGCCCAGCTCCATGGCGTCACAGATGAGAACGCGACGCCAGAAGACATCGAGCTTGCCATGTCGCAGTACCAGGACCTGGCCGACCACATCGTCAGCTGGAACCTCGAG